AAGAGCGTGGTACTGGCGCTAGTGTGGTATTTGCCACATTTATCCTACAAGAAGGGAATATGCATGGCTATCCGTCGCACGGCTAATGTCGGTACTGTAAAGTACCAATACCGTGACAACGGATTCCAGAGCTGGCGCAGTGGCTCAAATCAGTATTACAATACTGAAGAGCTGCTGATTAACGTCGACCACTCCCCTTTCTCTCTGGGGGGTTCCGATGTTGGAGGCCCATGGCTTCTGCATCGAACTGGAGTCAAGAAATTGATTCCTGGGTCATACTCTGGTGGCCTTTTTCAAGGCCAGTTTGTGCCGGGACAATCTGTGAACTGGTTTAATCATACACCAGCATTTTCACAGGTTCCGGACTCGGAGCTTTATGCTAAGGGAACAACCGCTATTGCTAGGGTTGAACCCACGAGTCCAGCATTTGAGGGAGCTACTGCCTTAGGCGAGCTTCTCTCAGATGGTCTTCCTGCGGTAACAGGCGCTTCCTATCTTAAAGAACGTGCTCGATTTCACCGGGAAACTGGTGGCGAGTATCTAAACGTTCAATTTGGTTGGAAGCCCTTTCTCTCTGACATCCAGACCTTTGCCAAAAGTGTCAAGGAGTCGGAGAAGATTCTGAACCAGTACCGTAAAGGTTCTGGTACTCAGATTCGCCGCAGGTACGAATTCCCTGAAGACAGACGTACTACCATGGGTACTGGAGCGCTTTATGCGCAACAGCCCATGAATGTCTTCCTCACGGGCTCCATTACGGAGCAAGTGTATTCTCAAACGTGGTTTAGTGGTGCTTTTAAGTACTACATACCCACGAGTGAGACGCAACTTGGCAAGTTCCGTGAATGGTCATCTATGGCCAATCACTTGTTAGGTTTCAAGGTAACCCCTGAAACCGTTTGGAACATTGCACCGTGGTCTTGGGCCGCCGATTGGTTCGCCAACACCGGAGATGTTATCCATAACATTTCTGCTATGGGGCGAGACGGCCAGGTGATGTCCTATGGTTATGTAATGGACACAAAGTCTGTTGACACAACCTACGTAGGCTCCTACTCGGGGTCTACGGCCCTTCGTCAAACACTCGAAGAGTGGAAGAAGAGGGTTTGGGCAACACCTTATGGATTTGGCGTCGACCTGAAGTCGCTTACGCAATCTCAGGTTGCCATTCTTGTGGCTCTCGGTCTTTCCAAAGGCTGAGAGTGGCGAGAATTAAATCTAACTGGAAGGGTCCATATGGCCCGACCAGCAGCCAGGTTTCTATCTGGCAACCCCATGTTACTAGGTATCGTGCCTAGTATCAATTGAAAGGACTGCCTACATGGCTTTCGCCGACCCTCAGAGTGTCACGATTAACGCGGTTGCTCAGACTCTTCCCCGGATTTCTTCGGGGGAGAATTCTGGTGTCTTCCAGAAGGATGACACTACGGTCAAGCTCACCGTTTCCCACAACTACGGGAAGGGTCGAGCTCGGCGTATGCTCCGCCTTGATCACTCCAAGATCGCCGCTGACCCGCTCATGGCTAGCACAAATGTGCGCCTGACCGGTTCCGTTTGGCTGGCTACGGATTTTCCGCAGACCGGCTACACGGTTGCAGAGGCTAAGCAGATCGTGGATGCCCTTACGGCATACCTGACTGCGTCTTCTGGAGCCCGCGCCACCCAGCTGTTGGGTGGAGAAAACTAAGGGTAAGAAGAAGAGTAACTCTCTTCTTCCCCCTCTGTCGCGAGCACTCGCTACCTTCTCAACCGTGGTTGTTAGCTCCCTTGTGGGGTTAACAATTGTGGTTGGACCAGCCTCGGACTGTACGTCCGAGCTGGTTAATCGCTACGAAATCGCAGCGAGAGGGTAGTCGGGATCGTAGGCTAATGGAACTCGAGCTGCCCGATAGGACGGCCAAGTTGAAAAGCCTTATGGTCCTTTGGAAAGAGGTTGCCGATGAACTGGCAACCTGGTGTCACACTAGCACCACTCTCGACTATAAAAAGCTCGAGAGGCGTGTCGAACACGAAGGTGATGAGTTTCTCACCATCACCCTTCCTACCTTTGCTAAAGACTTCGAAAGAAGCCTTGACATCGGTAAGGTTGATCACGACGCTTTTCTCGGATTTAAGAGAAAAGGTGGTCTCCCTCTATTCCTAGGGGGTTTCCTTGATCGTGTGTTCGACCGTGGTACTGCAATGTTGCTTGATGAACCCGATGTGGATTCCATCTTCGCGATACGTCAGCTTACGCTGATGTTCAAGAAGATCCTCCTCCCGTGCAGTGATGCACGGGTACGAGGTGCCATTGATGGGTACATCAAGTGTGAGCAGGAAGTTAGAGAGAACGACAGAGTAATGGATTCTAAGCTCATTTCTGAGTTTGAATCCATGTCTGTTCTCCTTTGGAGTGATGTTCTGTCCGAACTAGACCGGATGGTCTACTACGGGGAACTAACTCCAAAGCATGGTCCCGGTTCTACGGCCGATCGTCTTCTTGGTAACAAGAAGTACGACCAGGTCGAATGGACCGATCGACTCGAACGGATCTTCCCTTTTGGGGAGAACGTCTTGCCGA